TTCATAAAGTTAAGGAAGTATACAATAAGAATAGAATCAAAGGTTTCAGTAGAGAACAGTCTATTGCACAAGGACTAATTGCAGGTGAAATGTATGCTAATGGATGTCCTCATTGTGCTGATTGGTTAGACCCTGAAAATAAGCCCCAATGTAATCATGAACCCCAAGAATATCCTGGAGTAAAAAATACACCAGAACAATCAGAGGGTAATTATGTAGGTTGGAAATATGCTCTCGATACATGCGTGCAGTATTTCGAGCATTATAAGAATGATTCATGGATAGTTTTGGAAAGCGAAGTAGTAAAGGGTGTAGTTCTGTATGAGGATGATACTATTCGTATACTATGGAAAGCTAAATTAGATGAAGTCGTGGATACGAATCAGGGTATCTATCCAGTAGATATTAAAACCCAGAAGCAGCGTAGAGAAAAACTAACATTGAATAATCAGTTTATTGGTCAGTGTTTAGTAATGAAAACTAGAAATATGTTTGTAGATAATATAGGATTCCAGAAAGGTTTGGAGCCTAGAGAGAAATTCACGCGCGATATGATGTCTTATAGTGCTGACATATTATTAGAGTGGCAGTCTGAGACATTACCCGCAGCTGCATATAAATTACTAGAAATGGTTGAAAGTGAATACTATCCACCTAACTATACACATTGTGAGAATAAATATGGCAATTGCCCATTTGTTAAAGTTTGTGGTTCGGATAGGAACATGCGTGAAGAGGAACTTAGGATTAACTTCGTCAAAGGACCAGAGTGGAATCCAACAAACATTGAGGATTAAATCAAATTTTATCTGCAATGATTGTAAAGAGAAGCTAATAGTAGTTGATAAATACCGATTGATTTGTGCTAGTTGTGGTAGGCAATATACTAACAGCTTGGGGAATTAATTATGATTGATCCAAATGAAAGAAAAGAAATAGAGTCTTTAATTAAACTTTCACATTCATACTTTGAAGACTTAGGATGGAAGGAAGAAGATATTAGAGTAGGAATGACATGGTTAGCTTTATTAATCCTAGAATTAACTAGGAGTCAATTTAATTTCCCTATTTGTAATAAAAAGTTCGGTGAAGTATTAAGAGTTGCAGCTAATTTGTTGGAAGTTAATGAAGATTTAATGAAGAAGTCGGGTAGGTGGTGAATGAATAAACAGTATATAGGTGATGGAGTTTACGTAGAATACGATAATTATGGGATCAAATTAACCACTGAAAATGGAATTGAAACAACTAATGCGATATATTTGGAAGCGGAAGTTTTAAATAATCTTGATTTGTATTTAAGGAAAATGTTTGCTGATAACAAAATGGGAAAACAAAATGATACTTAATTGGAAAAATGCTTTCATCATAGTATCATGGGGTATTCTCATGGGCTATATATTTGCAAGGGCTATGACCGAATAAAGAGGAATGAATATGTCATTAACTAGAGAAGAATGGAAAGAAATGTGGAAGTCAATTAAGAAAATTGAGAGAACATTTATTTCAATTCCAGATGTTACAACTACTAGACAAAAAATTAGAGATATTGTAGTAGCAAGATTAGAGGTGGATAAAATCAAGAATCAAATAGAATCAGTAATAGGTCAGATGGAATGAAATTAATTATTTACTTAATTAGATGGTTCAAATACTATCGACATGATATGTATATGTCAGATAGTTGGTTGAGAAATCATGTGTAACTTATGCTCATTAAATTTTATCAAATTAAGAGCCAAGAAGGAAGGAAAAAAGATTACTATTATTCCTGCTTCAGGCTTCTTGGGTGGAATAGATGTATATGTTCATCCAAAAGAAATTAATATAAAAAAATTAGAAGGGTTCAATATTCCTGATCATCCCAACAGAGACAAATATTTCAGAGCATGGTTCATGGAAATTCCATCTTCTCATGTGGATTAAATAATGTGTGAATACAAGAATTGTAAAGAGAAATGGTGTGTAATTGTATGGGGAATGAAGTTGTGTGCATTGTGTTATTGTCAACTTTACTATAGGAATAAAAAATGAATAAAAAGAAAGTGATTAAGAAGAAAACTGTAAGACAATTAGAAAAAGAATTGAAAGAAATGGGAGAAAGAGCAGAATCACAAAGACAATTATATCTTAAGATTTATCAGGAAAATCAAGAATTAAAGCAGAAATTACAGGCGCGCCTTGACGATAGACAGTTAGAACAACGTAATAAACTTGCAAGTAGTTTAGGTCATATGATTGAAGCTACAAGTAAAGCAGTAATGTATATCATTGGGAAGGAAGTAGTGTGAGTCCAACTCTAGAACAAATAGATTACTCTAATCTTTACGTCCTTATGAAAGGAGAACCAGGAACACGTAAGTCAACGTGTGCATTGTCATTCCCTAAGCCTATGTATTTCGTATCATGGGATAGAAAGATGGACGCTCTTGGCCTGCCTATGAGAGCATGGGGAATAAATCCTAAAGAAGTAGTTTACGATGATTACACAAATTGGGATGCAGTAAGAAATAAACTTGAAACATTACTGATTACTTGTCCATATAAGACCCTAGTAATAGATAGTATTACATCAGGCGGGGATGCTATGATTCGTCAGACTATGGCAACAAAGTCTGGTGGAAAGAAAATAGGGACAATATCAGTAGGTGGATTTGATGAATGGAATGCTGAGTCCTCTGCATTGACAGAGATGATTGCATTAACCAAGGATTTGCATGTTAACAAAAAGATTAATGTAATATTAATCGCCCATATTGTTCAAAAAGAAGTAAAATCACCAAATGGTGAAACACATATGGCACGCACTATAGTTACAGCAGGTAAGATAATTGCGCAAAAGATACCTGCATATTGTAGTGAAGTTTATCACTTCAATATTAAAACAGGCGCAATCGTAGGTGCAGGAGGTAAATATGCGTTAAAGACTACTCACACAGGCGACGACTTCGCTAGAACGAGCCTTCCATTGGACAACGAAATAGAGTTTGGTGATAATCCATTGTATGAGAAATGGTTGTTACCGGCTATAAACAAAATGAACCAACCAACAAACAAAACAAACGGAGTATAACAATGCCTGTAGTTACATACGGAAAAAGAGATTTACTGCGTGATAAGCTCGTTACACCTGGATGGTATCGGGTATTAATTGAAAATGTAGATGAATGGCAACCATCCAAAGATAGAAAGAGTCAGAACATGGTTCTCGAAGGAACTATTCTGTTTAATGCAGAGAACGGTTCCAAGGAATTTGCTGATATTCCCATCGGTGGAATGGGTACATGGAATTTCAATACCAAAGCAATGGGATTCAGTTTGGGATTAACTAGGGCTATGGCAAAACAGTGTGGTTACAGCCCAGAGGATATTACGGAGAATACTAAAATTGAATTTAAGAACTGTGAAGGTAAACAGATTGATGTGTTTATCATTAATGATAGCTTCGAGGGTAGACTAAAGAATAAGGTGGATCATAAGTATAAGGAACCTGATCTTTCTGTGAGTGCATAGGAGATTATAATGACAAAGAACGCGAGTGGAAAAGATATTAGTGAGGAATTTGAGGAAACTCGTGAAAAGGTAGAACAGGAGATTAGGGATACAGAGAAGAATATTGCTAAACTAACTAAACGTAAGGCTGAATTAGAACAGCTTTTGCAGAAAGCAGGGAGCTAAATAATGACTCAAGATAAAGAAAATGAAGTTCCTATCGAAGAAGATGATGAACTTGAAGGCGAAGATGAGGAAGATGAAGAGGAAGAAGATGTAGATGAAGATTCACCCGATGATCCAACTGATTTAGAAGAGTGAAGTCCATCTTTCATGTTTGTCTCCTTACATGATTAACATTCTTGTCTCTCCAACAAGAATGAGTAGGACTAGAGTAACTTACTCAGTAATCAATGGGTGAACAGGGCGCGCATTTGGTTCATACAATGATAGCCCGATGCAAATCAGAGCTAGATAACGAATGAACTCAAGTGCGCGTCCGATTTTGGAGAAATTAAATGGAAGTAAGACAGAAACGTAAAGTCGTAATAGATTTTAATATTGAATTTCCAATTGAAATGAAGGCTGATTTTGTAGCTGGGGTTATCAGGGATTATATTCATTTATGCAGATTTACATCCGGAACAGCAGAAGTAAGTATATATCCAGCTAATACCAAGGTAGTTCAACAGGCACTAAGTTTAGCTAGTAATTTAAAGGATATAAAGCAGTGACTCCAATAATGGATAGATTTAAGCAACCAATGGTTCAGGAAGATACTGAGCCTCAATCTAATAGAAGAGTCCAGGGAAGAATTACTCTCATAAATGAGGAAGGTTGGGGATTTATTAGCAGTAAAGAAATACCCTTCCGCCGTATATTTTTTCATTGGTCTTTTCTTGAGCAAGATACTCTTAAGTTTGAGGAAATAGAAGAAGGTATGATGGTTGAATTTAAACCGCTTGATATTCCTGAGAAGGGGTGGAGAGCTATTAAGATAAAGATACTTGAGGATGGAAAATGAACACCGTTCTATTAACTGAAAGAAAAGATAATGAACAAAGTTTAGAATTAAGATGGATACCGGGTGAATCAGGTATAAGAGTTTATATTTGGGAGGGTAAAAATTTAGTGCAAAGTTCATGGCATCCTACTCCAATTTTAGTTGATGCATTAGTATCTGCCTATTCTAATTATACAGAAATTGAAGAGGAATGACAGATAAAATATACGTCCCCGGAGTAGGTTCACCTGGAGCTAAGCTCCTTATACTAGGAGAAGCTCCATCATATCAAGAAGTTCAAGAAGAGAAACCATTCGTAGGACCATCCGGGCGCGAATTAGATAGGTTGTTGAAAGATGCAGGGATTAATAGATACGATTGTTGGCTCACTAATGTGTGTAAGTTTATGGTTTCTCCTAATGTTTCTGGAAAGAAAATTCCATTTCATATACGAGCTAAGCAAGTTGATATAGATATTGATGGACAATTAAATGAGCTTAGAGAAGAAATCAATTCCATTAAGCCTAATTGTATCCTCGCTCTCGGCGGGACTGCTTTATGGGCACTTTCTGGCAAGACTAAGATTACCAATTATCGTGGTAGTATTATGCACGGTATGGGTCGTAAATTTGTTGCTACTTATCATCCAGCTCATTTATTACATCAGGCAAGAGGAAGCGAAATCAAAGGATATTGGAATAAATTCATAATGGTTTTGGATTTTAAGAGGGCATATGAACAGTCCCAATTCAGTGACTACACATTGCCACATAGAACACTTCATATATGTCGGAGTTCATACGAACTCAGTAACTTCTATCAGCAATACAAGTCAAATACTAAGTTGTCAGTTGATATTGAAGCAGGTGGACACTGTTTACCTGTATGTATTGGACTCGCATTCAATTCTCATCATGGAATAACAGTTCCATTATGGAATCAAGATGGTATATCATCCATGACAACGGATGATTTGGCGCAATGTTGGCGTATTCTTTCGGAGGTTTTAATAAATCATGAAATCATCGGACAAAATTTTAATTACGATAGAGATAAAATCAAAAGATTGGGATTTAGTATTAGAAGATTTACCTCCGATACTATGCTCAAGGCTTTTTCAATTAACCCAGAACTTCCTAAGCGGCTCGCGTTCAACCAATCTATTTATACAGAAGAACCTTTCTATAAAGATGAGGGCATGTATGAAGGAAGCTACCAGGACCTAATGATAGGATGCGCGCGTGATGCGTGTGTTACATACGAAATAGACGAGAAGATGGATAAGGATTTAGAGGAACTAGAACAGATTGATTGGTATAATAACTTCATAATGAAATTACCTGACTTCTACCTTGAAATAGAGAATAATGGTTTCCATGTAAATGAAAATAAACGTCAAGAATTATTACAGAAATATATAGAATGGGATGAGCGTATACGCTATGAGTTATATAAACTTACTGGAACAAGCATCAACTGTAACTCTCCTAAACAAATTGCTATTCTCCTATTCGATACACTTAAATGTCCTCGTAGAGATGGCACGGGTGAGGAAGAACTTACTTCATTACTTAATCTTCAATCATTCACTAACTCCGAGAGCCGAAAAGTGGTTGAACTTATCTTGGAAGATAGGAGAGTTCGGAGGACTATATCACACGATATTATGGCATTGCCAGACTACGATGGAAAAATGAAAACTACGTGTTTTCCATGTTTAGAAACTGGTCGATCAAGCACAGGACAACAAGACCCACCCATAAGACCGTCAATTGAGGTATTAAATGAAGAAGGTAAAAAGAATAAAAAGAGCCTTGGCACGCCATTCCAAACGAAAACTAAGCATGGTGACATTGGACCAGAAGTTAGATCTATGTATGAACCCGCTCCTGGAAATGTGTTTGTTCAGGC